CGGGTTAGAATATCTTCCATACCTCTTTCATCCACATCGTCTGTTTGGACTTTCTTTTTAGGTGTCATTTAACTCCAAGCCTCCACTGTAGACGATCACTAAATGTCCAAGCGGGATAAACTTCTAACATCCCTAAAGTCTTCTTGACATGCTCCTCCGAAGGGGGACATCCTTCAGGCATTAGGACACACCAGACCCTATTCTGAGGCTGTGCTGCCCGAACCACGCGTATCTGCTTGTCAATAATGTCCATGGTTAGGTTGTCGTCCACTACCCACTTTACTTCAGCAATGTGGCGTAATAGTCCGGGGTGAGCTTTGAAGTCCAAATTAGGTTTCGGAGACCACGTGACCCAGTCGGGGACTACCTTTCCCTTGAAAGCATTCTGGCCAGATGTTTCTAACTGAATTTTGAAGTCGTACCCCCAACGAGCCTGACCCGCATTACGTAATGCAAAAAGCAGGTCGTCGAGGTCATACAAAGTTGGTTCGCCGCCGGTGATGACAGCTAACGGACGCAAGTCCAGAGAGGAAACTAGGTCCTTTGCCTCCCATCGTTGCCCGCCAGTGGTCCAAGTGTATTTGGTATCGCACCATTCGCATCCAACTGTGCATCCTTGCAATCGGATGAAAGTTGCAGGTGTACCAGCTTTGATGCCTTCACCTTGAATAGTATTGAACACTTCATTTACTTGATAGCTCATTGCTCTCTCCTTCTAATAAGTCCACAATTAATGTTGCATAGCCAGAAATGTCGCGCCAACTATCTACATGCTTTGGCGAGCCTAAAAGACGCATAAGCTTATGCAAGATCTCGATCCATGGTAACCAACCTTCTGGGAACACCATAAGGAAGTTGTCGAGCTCATTAGTAAGTGTTGCTACAATTCTGCCTACATTCTTCCATGAGCCGCCGTACACTGAAGCACGGCTTTGAAGTAGTTCCTCAATCGCCGATGGTGTAGGAGGCATAACTCTTCTCCGATTCTTGAACATAGACTGTAAGCTGCGTCAGTCCTGAAATGCGTAGCTGCAGTGCAACAACAATAATAGTTGCAAGCTGCTCTGATATACACTCGGCTGTCGAGAATGCAATGGCGGGCAGATAGGCATGCCCTTGTGCTAAAGCTATTACTGCATAAGGATCATTCTTTGCTTCATTATCGACTGATACCAAATACTTGTGATCGTACCAGTCAATGATCGGCTTGACTATGTCATCCAATAATTCATAGTCAATCACCATACCCGTCCTCTGATCTGGCGACCCCGTAACAAAAACTACTACCTTGTAATTATGGCCGTGTAACCGACCACACTTAGGATGCCCTTCCAATCGATGGGCAGCTGCAAAATGATATTCACGTGAAATTGTATTCATAAGCCTCCTTAGAATCGTACAACGAATACGCGATCTGGAATTCGAGTAGGAACATCTAATCCAGCATCAAACGACCCCTGCAAACTAACACCATACATCCAAGCGTCGTTCAAGACTTGAGGAGGGAGGGAATAGGGAGCTTCTTTTAGTTGAGCACGAATAGCATCCCGTTCCAATGCCCCTCGGCCTTGACGACGCCTGGACGAAACCCACCATGCATGTGCTGGAGCCAATTGAAACCATAATGAATTGTCTTCGGCACGCAATACAATATTGAAGTACACACTGCCCTGTGCAGTAGCATTAATAATATCTTCGACCATGCTGTCAGCCAAAGTCGCCGCCCTTCCAGATTTGATGTTGAACACCGAGGTGATACTTTCCTCTAATACATTTGGCGCCGGCAACTCAGCCCCTACAATTTGGCACCACAACATCATGCCAAAATAGGCTACAACATGATTAGCTCTAACACGATCCGGTAGTCGCATTGGGTAGGCCGTAAATAATGCCTTTCGGGCAGATATAAGCATCTCTTCCCATTTGGGTGCTAGCAAAAGAACTTGCTGGATGTAGTAACCAGCAAAATTAGATGGCATCTTTTCACGCAATACTTGAAATGCTTTGTATCCTTCTGACCCTTCAGCAATGGCATTAGGATGTAGATGCGCAACCACAAGTCGTTCTCTTGCGGCTGGATCCTCGATAAGGTCTTCACCGTCAACACTAAAGGGAGCACTAAGTGGGTAGTCCACTGTGGTCTGATCGCCTTTGCCACGAGGATCGTGACCAGTGTCGTACGCGAGGAGCACGATACGTAAAAGCCTCTCAACCAGTTCATATCGAAACTCGCTGAACGCGATAGGTACCGCGTTGGAAGACCCTAACAACGCAAGGGTGACAAACCTGGTTGTCCCCGCATCGTAAGTCTTCGGATCCACTTGGCCCAGCAACGGGAGGAAGACTCTCTGTATCAACGTCGTCTTGCCGCTGCCCTTCGTCCCTGCGACGTTTAAGATGGGAAAGCGATAGTGGTTTTCCTCTAACCACGGCTTCAAGATACTCGCAGCGTACCAACCTATCATCGGCCATATGGTACCCTCCTCGTTTAGTTTGGGAAGTAAATCGCGAACTAGTTTAGTGCTTGCTTTTGTACAGTCGGCTTGTAGATTTAACGCTGGATGTTCTTTTTGAACGGGTAACCAGCAGATCGGCCCCTCGTGTCCCATCCAAGATTCTTTTGCGGCAAGAACTTGTTTGTCACCAAGGAAGAGCCACGAGTCATGAATCTTGTGGAGACCGAGTACTGTAGTAGCTCCAACTTTTGGGAGCCCGGCTGCTCTAAGTTGGTCGAGCAAATAGGGAAGTAGAGCCCGTAGATCGTCATCATGAGCAAGCCATTGCCAAGCGGCAACTGGAGCCTCTTTATCAAAACGGCTAACGGACGTGAATGCCGACCTACTAAAGGTAATACCTTCCCATGTATATCCAGCCGCGCGAACATTGCCAACAATGGCATCCTCCGCACCAAATTTGGAACCATCAAGTAGGACTGTTGGACTGATTGTGAAGGTGCTGAGACGTTTGATACCTCTTTTAGTTTCAACGATATATCCTTCCTCTGTTTCCTGCATCCCTGTATCAACAGGTTCGGAACTAGCTTCGGGCACCTTAGCTCGAGCTTGCTCTATTGTCTGCGCCAAATAGGCGCTATTCTCTCTAGACTTATCACCACAAGGTTGCCCATCGAATATACACTGAATGAGACTGTCATCGGCTTTACACTGGACCAGCCTAACGATGATAGCCCAGTCACGCTCACTCCTCGACCTGTAACCTCTACTATCTCCGGTTCGAATCTTATGCCGTGTCTTCGCGTCCAATTGAGCAAGAACTGCAACATCGGCTTGACTGTAACGTCTTGAGGGTTGATATACCTCGAGATGCACGCGGACATGTTCTTCTCCTTTTTGATTCAACGTTCCGGGAACCCTGAGGACTCGATTGGCATTCCAACATGCCTTATCGGCTGTCGTGACATCTTCTACCATAGCCTTATTTAGTGCCTCGATGCCTTCAACCCCAAGCACAGGCTCAGTGAGAAACCAATATGCGTGCCATCCGTGACCGGAGAATACCATTGCTGAGGGCGGAAAAGTACACGCAGGCTTCTGCATGTCATCAACATCAACCCATATCACAGAAGTACCAAGAATATCTTTCTTCTCGGCCCCTTCAGTTGCTCTCATTGCAGGGCCGAAATAAACATCCGTCTCCAAAGGTATCGGAAGCTCTTGGACCTGTGCAGGAGTGTAATATTTAGTGTGCGGAGCTAAAGGCGCATTGACTGCAATTGCTGTTAGCCCTCCGAAAGTGAATTGTGCTAGAAACTCTTGGGTTTGGGTCATAGCCTTGTCCGCATCAAGATTTGAGGGGAAATGAATACCTATGGAACTGAGATAGCTCCATAGGTTGATTAGGGGGTCACGAACTTAGTTAGACAGAGTAGCCATGTCGTTGGTCGGTTACTTGCGACCGATTACAGAAACTTTCTTGACGCGGTTGCGGGCAGGATAAGGTTCCCCTACATCATCCACGCCTTCGCCGGCCTGGATATCCACAACAAGTTTGGCGGTCTTACCGAGCAGCATTTCCGGTTTGACGTCGCCATTAAAGTTGTCAGCGAACCCTAAACCTTTCAGGGTTGCTTTGACACGGAACATGGCCTTCTCGGTAAAGGTCAAGGTGTCAAAGATGATACGACCATCAGCGGGGCCGCCTTCGACTTTCCATTGGATATCGATCTTCTGATTCCCTTTCTTGGACTCGCCGACCTCGGCTTTGGTGATGGTGGCATTATACACGCCGACCGGCAGGGGCTCGAGCCCTTTGACTTTGGCAAAATTGATAGTTGGCATTACAGTTCTCCTTGAACGGTGTACGGTGTTTGGTGATTGGTGGCTAATGTGATCATTGGCTACTCTGTCTAATTAGGTCCATGACCTTTGCCATCGTTGGATTGACAATATGTGTTACTCCACAACCATACTGATCCTTAGCATAGGTTGCAGTTGTTGGCTGGATTTGTAGTACGTTGTAGGTTGTTGATACAAGAACGTCATCGTCCAGACCTTTGATTTCCCTATCAGTTTTTAGGCGAGTTGTTAGCCGGCCTACCAAAAGAGCATACCCACAAAGCTCCAAGCCTGACTGTCCCCAGATAAGAGGCTCATAATGTGAGACCATACTTTCGTCTTTCTTTTCGGCTTCCAAGCAGGTAAAGAAAACATTCAACCCGAGTTGCGATAGCTCAATGAAGTGCTTTGCCCAATTCATCATGGTACCAAGCAATTGACCAAAGCCTTGACGTCCAAGTGCGTTAGTCAGTGTTCCTGGGTCCGTATGAGTTGATCCTGTAATAAGGCCCGTAATGAACCGCTGTACTTCTGTAGTTCCGTCAATGAGAAGAGTCTGATAAGGTGGTGTGAGCTGTAGCTCTTTTGCAAACGAGTCGTTCTTGGATTGGTCATTCACTAACCACTGATAAGGCTCATTGAAGTCTTCAAGCCGCTCCATCATAACGATGTCAGGCTTCTTTTCCCTTCGAGCCAAGACTTGGGGGTTACCGAATACATCCAGATCCAAGACCCTTCCGAATCGCTCATCATCACTCATTGTGCCCATCAATGTTGTTTTCCCACAACCCGGGCGTCCATAGATAATGCCGATAAGTCCTTGACTTGCATTCTCAAAACGCTTTGCCATCACTAGCCTCCTCATCTTCCAGTAGGTCTACTTTTGTGCGGGCTTGGAACTCCTCCCGTAATAACACTTCGTAATCTCCTCCAGTATTCATTGCTACACATGGTCCCTTGAATGTACAAAAAGTACAAGTGACCCAAGAAGGGGAGGGGTACAAATGAATGCTCTTACTGGTCATCTCTATCGCTGTCCAATAGATGCCTTGCATCAAATTCTTTAGCTCAAAGGCTGACCTGTAAATGGGATACCGAACAAAGAACTTCTGCTCGTTCTCTTTTAGCGTTTCTAGGATATCGCCAAAGAACTCTTGAATAGTTTCGGCTGTCCAGTCAGGATAAAGTTCTTTGATGCATTGCAAGTAAAAGAATGAGGTACAATCAACACTTGCAGCCTTTGATAACAGGCCCGACTGTAAGAGTGCGGGCTTCGTTGGAGCCTTCTTTCGCATAATGTTATACAATACTCCAACGATAGGTACCTTGAGCATCTTACTCGCAGCGTACATATATACCCCGCATTGTTCATCATGCGCTAAAGACCGCATCAGTTCTGAGGTTGAGCGTGTCGTCTTGGCTTCCCAAATCCAATACTCCCCGGTGGGCTTGTGACGGACTACACCATCAAAGCGACCCCCGAGTATTAGTTTCCTTGAAGGACGACCTGAAGGAGTAGGCAAAGGAATCTCGAACTCTTTTTCCATCTCGACGAATTCAAGATTGCGGTCCGAATACATCTTCTGGTCTAGGCTTATCCACAACTGATAATGCGCTAGCATATTCCGCATAAGAACTTCTTGCTCGTTAAGTGAATCGACTTCCTGTGGCCATAGGTTCTCAGTTGCAGGCGCCAATTCTTTTTCGAGGGTGTCTAACAAAACCACGCCATCCCGATAATAGTGTTCCAATGCAGAATGGATAATCCGGCCTGTATAGAATGGGGGATACAAAGTTGCTGGCTCAAGATTATTACGTGCCCGTGATGCCCAGTTCCACATTCGCCTGCATTGGCGGAACATTCTTATGTCCGAAATGTGAACTTCATTTGCCTTCACTATGAGCCTCCAAATACCGAACTACTGCACGTGCCCAATTGAGATCACCTGTTACGGTGTAGTTGCAATTCTTACAAAGGAGTCCACGAACCTTGCCTGACTCATGATCGTGGTCTACTACAAGCTTCCCTTCCCTACTACAGATTGCACATTTACCTCCTTGTGCGACTGATAGTGCTTCGAACTCTTCCGGCGTCATATTATACTTACGCTTGAGGTGACGTCTATAAGAAGCTTCACGACTTGATGATGCACCCCCTTTCTTACGCTTTGAACGAGAAGGAGATTGCGAACGATAGTATCGTGACATACATTCTTTACAATATCGATTCAGTCCATCTGAGCTAGCGGCTCGTTTACTGAACTCGCTTATTGGCTTGAATTGCATGCAATTCGGGTGGGTACACAATCGTAAGGTTTCGCTCATAAGATAATCATACCATAAAGTCTAAAAAGTAGGAAGGATCTATTATAGGTCCCTTAAGAAGTGGTATAAGAGTTCCGACTCGGACCACTTTTCCTCCAAAGCCTTTAGTATCAAGAAATCTTCTTTTGTTGACCACAACAAGTAAATGTTTTTTGGCTCCTTTGCGTCGATACGATGAATACGATCTAATGCCTGTGTCATCTTGATGGTACTCCAATGAGCATCTAGAAAGACAGCATGCTTCGCCCATCCTAAATTCAACCCTTCGCCCATAGCGTCAATTGTTCCAATGAGTAACTTCGGATCGTCGGCAATCTCTTTATGGCCTCCAACTACTATGGATGCATTGTATTGTCGGGCAAGATCGATTGCTAGATCTCTAAAACGAGTAAACACGACTACCTTGTCGTCGGGATGGTCAATCAGAAACTCTCTGAGCCATTCCACCTTAGCTGACTGTGTTGAAACCGGGAGCCCTATTAATGCAGGCCAAGCCGACAACTGCTGTAAACGGGTTAGCAGTACCAACGCGTTTTGGATTATCAATTCCTGGTCTTCAAGCTTGACTATGATGTCCTTTTGCTTCAATGCTTCTTCATAGTACTCCGACTGCTTTGGACTCAGGGCGACATG